GATACTTTTTTGGGTGTAATGGTTTGTAAAGTCCAGAATAAGCCATATATAATATAGAATCCAACAATTATATTTAGTGGCAGTAACAGGAATAGATCAATTTATGAGTAAAATTGGTAAGCAGAGAGGTATGTCTCTGACTACTGGTTTTGATGTGTTTTATGACTTACCTTCAGGTTTAGCAGCTGAAATTCCATATTATACAGGAGATAATAAAGATTTAGTGCATATGTTATGTGACGAAGCACAGTTACCTAACGTACAGACTGCGACTGGTCAATTAAGTGGAAGATTTCTTGGTGAATCTGCTGTGCAATACCCACACTCAAGGATGTTTACAGATGTTGGACTAGGATTTCTTTGTGATGCTGAATTAATACCATTGAAATTTTTTAACATGTGGTATAATTATATCTTTGAAGAAACTGAGAAGGAGTATTTTCAAATTTTAGATAAATCAAGAGAAGTTAAATCAAATAATGATTTTAGAGAAAATAGATTAAGATATCAAGACGAATACGCTGCTACTATTAGAATAGTGAAGACAGAACCAGATGATGCTGCTCCTAATAATAGAGCACCCATTACATATCTTCTAGAAAATGCATATCCTTATGCAATAGATGCTGTACCTCTTTCATATGGATCTTCACAACTTACAAGAGTCAATGTAAACTTCCATTATTCAAGACACACTGTGGCATATGGAACTTGGAATATTAAATCAGATGAAACTCCATCAGTACCTTTAGCACTTAACTTTGTTGATGACAAAAATAATCTAACTTTTACAACTGGTGGTACTACATAGCAAAATTGACTTTTTGATTCTATAAAAGCGGGAAAATTTTTCTCGCTATTTTTTTGTTCAAAAAGTCGCTATATATAAATATACGACTTGAAATTGTTTTTATGGCATTACCGAAACTTGGGTATCCTACGTATGAACTTGAATTACCCTCTACAGGCAAAACTCTTAAATATCGTCCATTTCTCGTAAAAGAGGAAAAAGTGCTTTTAATGGCACTTGAAGCAAAAGACGAAAAACAAATAGTTAACGCAGTTAAAGATTTAATCAAAAATTGCGTTATTACACGAATTAAGGTAGATACACTGCCTAGTTTTGATTTGGAGTATTTGTTTCTAAAAATTAGAGGAGCATCTATTGGTGAAAATATTACTTTGACTGTAACTTGTCTTGATGACAATGAGACACAAGTAGAGACAAATATCAATATTAATGATGTTGAAATTTTTAAACCTGAAGGACATAATGCTAAAATTATGTTTGATGATAAAACTGGCATTGTTATGAGATATCCTAGTATGAAAGAATTTGTAGATAAAGAGTTTCTACAGAAGGAGATGAAGACTGAAGATGTATATGGATTTATTGCAGATTCTATAGATCAGATATTTGATGAGGAAGAGGTATATGACTCAAGTACTACCACAAAGAAGGAATTCCGCACATTTGTTGATAGTTTGACTACCTCTCAATTTGGTAAAATTCAAAAATTTTATGAAACTGCTCCTAAATTGAGTCATACCTTTAAGGTCACAAACCCTAAGACTGGTAAGGAATCTTCGTACACAATTGAGGGATTACAGAGTTTTTTCGCATAGCACTCTTCCAAAATAATCTGGAAGGGTACTTCAGAATGAATTTTGCTTTGATGCAGTACCATAAATACAGTTTGAGTGAAATTGAAAATATGTTACCTTGGGAGAAAGAGGTATATACCACTTTCTTAGTCCAATATCTTGAAGAACTCAAACAAAAACAAGAAGCAGCTAAAGCTAAACGATAGTGGCATCACTTACTAAGACATATAAAGGAGATTTAACAACATCAATTGCTGGCGTTTTATATGATCGCATCAAGCAAATTGATGATAAGCAGGAGCTTGACAAAACACAAGCATCTGAAGAGGTAAAACAAGAAGCGGTAAAATTAAAAAAAGAAGACTCTAACGCTATACAGGTACAAAATAAAGCTCTTGGTGAAGTAGTAACGAGGTTTTTTGCACCTTTACAAGGAAAATTTTTAAAGACAAGAGTTAATATAGCGGTTTTGAATGCTAAAGCTAATATAATAGCAGGTGGTATAGATGATACTCAAAAATTACTTATTAATAGAAATCAACTTCTAGAAGATAAGTTTGATCAAATGTTAACTAGTATTGGTAGTAAATCATCAATAACAAAACAAAGAGAAGCACAGGCTAATTTTGATGCTATGGAGAAAGAACTTGAGAAAGGTTTAGATCTCTCAGGTACTTTTGCATATGAAAAGGTAAGAACAGGATCATTTGGAGTATTAGGAAAATTACTCTCATTTATATTAGGAAATGGATTTACACGGAGAATTACAGCACAAATTATAAAACGTCTTGTTCCAACAAATGTTAGAGCAAGAGCTAGACTTTTGAGAAAATCTTTATTACCTGCTAGAAAATTTGCAAAAAAACTTACTAGACCAGGAAAAAGTGTTGTTACAAGATTATTACAACCATTTTCAGTATTTATAGGTAAAAAAGGACTTGGATTAGTTGGTAAAACTTTAAGCAGAAGAGTTGCTAGTGATGTTTTTAGAATAGCAGCAACTGGTAGGTTTATCGGTAAAGGACTTCGCCCTTTAACAGATCCATATGGATTAGCAAAAATAGCAAAACAACTATCTAAAAATCTCAGTCCAGAGGATGCAGCAGGGTTAAAAAGATTGGGTTTGCTTGATTTTCTATACGATAAACAAGCAAATAAGGTGATGGTAGAGAGGATTTTAAAAGACCAAGCACTTGATGCAACAATAGAAGGTGGATTCCAAAAAGCTCCAAGGACGATTGGAAAGAAAATGGCATCAACAGTAGCAAAAAGAGCTGCTAAAGATGCTTCTAGAAAAACTCCAAAAAAATTAGCTACTACTCTTAGCGATGGAGTTTTTACGAGAGCATTAACGAGTCCAGTAGTTCAAAGGGCATTAATTAAAAAGGTAGGTCCAGAAGCAATGGAAAAAATAGGGGTAAAAGCAGCTGCTGGTGGCACAAAAGCTGGATTCCCTATTATAGGAACTGGTTATGCTGTTATTGAAGGTTTAGTTCGTCTTGCGTTAGGTGATCCAAAAGGAATGTTATTAAGTTTTGGTAGTGGTATACCTGCTCTTGGTTGGGGATTTGCGATTATTGATATTTTACGTGATATTGATAGAGATGCGTATACAAAACATATTGAACCAAATCTTCCAGTGCCATCTGATGCCAATATTGCTGCTTTCTTTTCTGATGCTCTAGGAATAGGACCTGAACAATATGAAAGAGGTAATGTTTTAGGACCTCTTCGTGGTATGGGTTCTGATTTAAGTTCAATAACAGAAATACTTAGTGTTACAAAGGCATTTGGTGATGCAACAGGATTCAGCGGTCCTATAGATTCATTAATATCTTCATCTGGATTATCTGGTTATTCTGTACCTAAATCTAATTACACCTTTGATGTTGGTGCTAGTGTTTCTTCTGTTTCTATTGGTAGATCAGCTATGGAGAAAGAAGAGCAACTTAGTTTTGTAAGAAGACAAAAAACAATTGAAGAAATTGAAGGTGAGATTAATAAAGAAGAATCAAACGAAGAAAAAGTAGAAACTCGTAGAAAAGATGGTCAACCAGAAGGTAAAAATCAGTGGTGGGATATTTTTGATAGATTTGCAAATCCTGCTGCTGAAGGTGGAGAAGGTGGCATAGGAGGTGCTATTTCAAAAACTCCTATCATGGGAATAGGTGGTGGATCCACCATAGAATTTTATGGTCAACAAGGTAGAGATAGATCTGGTGAACCAGGTATTGATTTCAGTTTCCAAGATTATAAAAACAATTATAATCTGTTTCCTGGTTATGTTCTTGAAACTGGATTGTTATATGGTAAAGGATATGGAAACGTAGTAGTGGTTAGAAGTGTAGATCCTAGCAATGGAAAAGAATTTGATTCTCTTTATGCTCATTTTCCTGATGGTGGTATTAATGTCAAAGTAGGACAAGAGGTAGCTGCTGGTGATCTTCTTGGTTCTGTTGGATTTGTGAGTGTGGATACACCTGGCGTACCACAATTACAACCAAATAATGCAGGTAATATGTCAGGATGGCATACTAGTGTTGATTTCTTTGAACCTGATAGTCCTACACGTTATCGTAATGCAGATTCTTTAATTAACCTAGTTATAGGTGCTTCTGGTATAACACCACATGGTCTTTTGGAAAGATTAAAACCACCTACAACTAGTGGTGATACAAGTTCATTAAATAACATTGAAGCGAATAGTAATGTAGCAACAACCATGACCAACATGGTTGAAACTGGTAGCAGTGATAGATTACTCATGCAAAGAGAGTCCTCAAGAAGTCTTCCTATTGTAATTCTTAATAATCAAGTTGTTAATACTAGTCAAACCCAAATTGCAATGATGAGTGACAATAAGCAAAGTGGTAACTTCTTTGAAGCATATAACCTAGCAAGGTATACAGTCTAATGGCATCACTTATTAAGACATATACAGGAGATTTATCGGTAGCAATTGCTAAACGACTCATAGAACTTGGGAGAAACTTGTATGGAGATGGGTTTCAATTTGGAGGAGGAAATGGTGGATCAAATGTATCTGGTAATGATCCTGTGGTTCCTAACCGTGGTGGTGGTGGGAGTGGTCCTATAAATCCAGAAGTTGTAAGTTCAACTCCTTTTGATGGATTAGTCAAAAAACCATCAATTAATAATACTGCTCCTAGACAGGCAGGTATTGTAGTACATGATCAAAAACTTGGTAATTTTTTAGCTGCTGTATCAATCTCTTTGAGTTCTAGTTTAAATACCGCAAATCAAAAACTTGATGATTCAAGTGAAGCAATAGGTGCTGCTAGAGAGGGTATTGCGAATACTTACAAAAAATTAGAACAACACTCTGATAGTCTTGAGAGCAAGTTAGATGATATTATTCAAGCATTGAATTATTCTAATAGAATTGAGGATGAGAAAAGAAGAGAAAAAGAATTTAATGCTAAAATAGCAGAACAAAAGGAGGATGTAGATTTATCTAATTCCAATAGAATCTTAATGCAAGATATGGACAGGCAAGAGGTTCGTGATTTGCAAAGAGAAAATATACAAGATGATTTTTTAGATGATGCTGCAATGAGTTCTCCACCACCTAATCAAGGAGATGAAGGAATAGATACTGATTCACTTCCCTCTCTTGATAGAGGTGGTATAGTTTCTGGTCCTGATAGTGGATATCTTGCAGTTTTACATGGTGATGAAGCAGTTATTCCTCTTGATAATAACTACACACAAGGTCAACCTAGTGCTGTTGGTAAAGAACCAATATCAGACATGCCAATGATGGCAGAGCAAGGTATCATGGGTGATAATCCAAGATCAATGAAACCAACATTTACACCAAATGTTAATGTATCACCTGTTCTCAAAAAAACTAATAATGCTGATGATCTTGCAAAAGCAATACAGATACCAGCTAAAGCAGCTGGTTTAGTAACTATGGGTATCATGGGTAATGCATTAAGACAATCTCTTTTACCACCAGGTATTCTTGGTAATTTAAAAACTTTGACTTCTCCTATAGCACAGGCTTTTGGAATTCCTGATGTGCTATCTGCTAATCAAGCAGAAAGAACAGAAAACATGTTTGCTCAAAATCAAAAAAGACAAGAAGTTCTGGAAGCTAAACGTGGTAGAAGACAAAAAGAGAAGGGAATATTAGGAAAAATTAAAGATTTTTTATTTGGCGGTGGTGCTGATGGAACTGGTGGTGGAAGCATGACCTATAGAGGAGGTACTGGTGGTAATACTTACATGAATAATAGAATATCTGGAACTGGTGGATATGGTGGATATGGTACTGGTGGTTGGCCGTTTGGTGGTAAAAAACCAAGTGACAGTATCAAAGAATTAAGATATAGATCAGATCATCCATTAGGAACAGAACAACCTAATCCATTTAAACCAGGATCAACATTATACAAGAATTTTGAAAAAATGAGAGAAATGGATAGGTATGGTGTATTAGATATTAGTTCTAGTGGAGGAGATAGTCAGTTCTTTGCTAAAAATGTCTCCTATGATAATGCATTTGACTATAAGAAATTTTCTTCACCTGAGTATGGATTAAAAACTTCTGAAATAGCGTATAATATGTCAATGGCAGATGAGGTAAATACTATGGTAGATGGTATATCAGATCCAAGTAGTCAGGTTGTTTTAAACAATCAGACCTCTAGTACAAATGCTGGCAACCAAATAGAATATTCTGCTATTGCAGTAAAAGGAAATCCTTTGAAAGAAGGAACTTATTTATCACCATATGCGGTATAATTAGATGAGTGAAAAGAGATACGCAACAGAGTTTAAAGTTATAGAAATTTCATTGTATTCAATCAACAATGAATCTAAACCATATGTTAATCTTTCTGGTGACATGTGTAAGCAGTTTCAGTATTATGAAGATATTTTTTGGCCTTCATATGCTGCTACTATGGTAATAGAAGATAGTTCAGAGAATATTATTTCTACTATGCCCATACAAGGATTTGAAAAAGTTGTTGTTGAGGTTGATGATTTGACTGGAATTTCTGGTGAAAATAAGGGAAGATATACATATGAATTCCGTGTTTGGAATGTCTCTAATAGAGTTGGATCTACACGTCACCAAACTTATACGTTAAATTTATTATCAAATGAGGGATTGAGAAATGAAGGAATTGTTGTAAATTCAAGAAAATCTGGAAATGTAAAGAAGATAGTGGAGGAAATACTAGAAAATTATTTAAGTGTTCCTAAATCAAAAATGGATATAGAACCAACTATATCTCAAATGGTCATTCTTCCTACAAAAAAATCTCCATTTACAGTAATTAAATCACTATTACCTAAAACTATATCAGAAAAAATTGCACCAAAAACTGAAACTAATGTAGAAACAAATTCTGATACAAAAAGTGATATATCAGATCCAGAAATAACAACAGGATCTGGTACTGCTGGTTATTTGTTTTTTCAAACTAATAGAGGATATACTTTTAAATCTATTGATAGTCTAGTCGCAACTAATAACGATGAGTTTAATGGAACACCAGTTGTTAATAAAGAAGAACCATTTTATTGGCAACCTGCAAAGATGAGTGAACCTTCCATGAATAGAATACAAGAAATTGTATTTGGACAAGAATTTGACATGATTAAAAAATTGAGAGTGGGTCATTACTCTTCAACCATTTGTTCTATCAATATAAATACACTAACCTACAGAGAACAAAAATATTCTCTTGTTGATACATGGGGTGAAATGGCACATTTAGGTAGTCAAACTAAATTACCTATAGGTCAAAGTGAATTAGCAAAATATCCAACAAGAATAATGTCAACGATTCTTGATAATGAGGTTTGGAATCCAGATCCTAAAATAGGATCTGTTGAGGAAGGTGGTGATGGAAGTCATTCCTATCAAGATTTACAAATGCAATATTTATCTCAAGGTCTTGCTAGAGCAGGTATATTGTTTAATCAACAATTAACTATATCTTTAACAGGACATCTTGAATTATGTGCAGGTGATAAAATTGAGATTAGGATTCCCGAACAAGTAGGAGAATCTATAAGAGGATCTTCCGCATACGATCCAGAACATAGTGGTACATATTTAATAAAACAAGTAAATCATCAATTCAACATGGGGGATAGCAGAACTGTATATACTGTGTTAGACTTGGTAAGAGATTCTCAAGGAATCCAAGAAAAAGAAAGTAACGTAAAATAAGGAGAACTTATGGAAAGTATAGAACAACATATCAAAAAAGATAAAGATATCATAGACGATCCAACATCAAATCCTGCTGCACGTAGACATGCAAAAGTAGAACTAGAAGAACTAGAAACTTATGCAGAACATCATAAAGATGAGATTGAAGCAGGTGATCATCATGACCCTAATGCTTTAGAATTGTTTTGTGAAATGCATCCAGACGAACCAGAGTGCCTAGTATATGACGATTGATTCTGCCCTAAACGAACTTTATCCAATTCACCAAATAGGATCTGATGGATTCAAATGGTGGATTGGACAAGTTGAGTCTATTGAAGACCCTAAAGAGTCTGGAAGATGTAAAGTACGAATTGTAGGATTACATCCGAAAGATTGTAATGCTGTCACTACAGATAATTTGCCTTGGGCAATTTCTACATTTCCTGTAACCACACCACATATATCTGGTGCTTGCACAACAGTTTCAAATCAACTTGATAAGGGAGTTTGGGTAATAGGATTTTTCCTTGACAATGAACAACAACATCCATGCATTATTGGATCTATTGGTGGTGTTGCTCATTCAACGGATCAAGAATTAGAAGGAGAAGATCCAACAAAAGAATGTCAAGGATTTACTAGTTTTAAACCTGTTACTGCACAACTTGCTGATGCATCATCAGAAGAAACTGTTAAATATGATAATGTTGATGCAGGTCAGGTAACAACTGGTAAAGAAACAGAAACTACTGATACTAATGAATTAATTCAAAGTAACAAAACTAACTTACAGGTTGCTCAGGATGGAGAAAATAGTGAGGTAAATCCTGCTGGTACAAAAATATGTATTGTAAGAGCAAGTACATGTAAAACTGATGTAAAATCTACATTTACTAGATTATTTTCTGAGATGTTATATGAGATTCAAAGAAATGAT